AAGAAGAGCTTCCAGTTCTGAGTTATCTATTACTAAACGAAAGAAAGGTGCATTAGGAGGAAGTAAAGAAAGTAAAAGCTTGGAGCTTAAATTGTTTACTCCTTCTGCACCTATACTCTGAAAGGGTGTGATTAGTTCTGAGGTACTGGTATGGTCTAACTGAGGTAAGAGACTTGGAATTGTAAATAAAGATGCTTCTCTACCTCTTCTTAGGTAGTTATCTCTATCTCCTTTGTATCTGTCATATCTAGTTTTTACTTCTCCCTCTTTATATTCATAAGCATCTGGATTCACTACAGTCTTTGTTCTACTTTTAGATTTATATTCCATTATCCGTCAATCCTTAACGATGATCTAGCTCTTCCTAAACTTTTGTTTACTTTTAGATTTGCTACCGCCTTATTTTTAAGTCCTCTTTTAACGGCTTTTAATTTTTCAGGAACTGCTACATCATCTCCATCATCTCCACCTACTCCCATAAATTCACCGAGTTCTTTTCCAAATTTCATTGCAGCATCAGACCATCTGGTTAATTCATCTGCAACAACAGTATTAACGGCTTTTCCATAGTCATGTAAATCATCAACGCCAGTATTAATACCACTTTCCATATCATTTAAAGAATCAGTATTTTCAGCTATGAACTCTTCGGTTCCTTCTTTGGCTTCTTCTTTTTTTACTTCTAAAGCGGTACTAACAGTTCCCACAGGATTTTCTATTAAATCTTCTGCTGTGTCTGCTGCTCCTCCGGTACAAAAAGTTAAAGGTCCATTATAGTTAAAAGACTCAGAACTTATTTCTATGAGATGACCATCCTGCCATTCATAATTTATTTCGGTATAAATTTTCATATTTTTATAGTGGAAAGTAGAACTGGTAACGAGTATTAACCTTAGACCATTCTTGGGTTTTCTTTGCCATCTCAGCAAAGTATTCTAAATCGGAATAACAGAGCATACCTTCACAACTGTTATTTTTTGCAAAACTTGCAACACTTTTATAAGCTTCAAACCATCTTTGGGCTAGTGTCTCTTTATCAACTTCATTAACTCTTGTATAAGAATATAAAGTTAAAACTTTTAGACCTGTTATATTAAAAACTTCTATATTAGTTAATAAAATATAATCTTCATCTCCTTCACTCCACAAATGCATGGCATGATTAAAAGGATTTATTAATCTTCCATAAATCCCTTTCATAAAAGATTCAGAACCATTATCTGTAAAAATTCTAGCTCCTTCAGAAGAAGTACAGGCTATTCTAATAATCTCTTTGTAATTCTCCCAGTTTTCTTTTATCTTTCGTTGGCTTATTACTTTTAACATATCCTCTTTGTATAAATTATTAATCAGATTTACGTTTACGAACTCTCAAATTCATTCTTTTCTTTCTGACTTTATTTGTTACAAATCTTGGGTCTTGAGTAGTTAATCCTTGACCAGATGAAGCAGTTATTTTTTCTGGTTCAGGCTCTGGCGAACTAGGTGATCCGGTGTTCATACACATCTTCAAGACTCTCTTTATAAGTAGACTTAATTACATTAATTATATTCTGTTGACCTTGAAGGTAATATAACTGTTCAATAGTACAGTCCTTCATTGGTATTGTATTTGGAAATGTTTCTTCTAACCACTCAATTAACTCATCAGAAATACCATAAATACCTAACATACCTCTCCTTTTTAAAACCTTCTGTTCTATATCAGTAAAAGTATTACTATTTAAAATAGTAGATTTTGTTTGGTTATTGATTTTATTATACTATTTCGCATGATCCCCCTGAACACGATAGTTCTTGGGATGATATAGTATAGTCATCACTCTCATACTCTGAAAGTTTACTCCAATCAAGAGTAGGCATCTTTTTTAGAAGGGCTTTATACTCTTTTTGGGAACAATCTTGGTAGGGTGCTTGCTTGTAGACATGATCAGAATAAGGAAGAAAAGAGACACCTGAAATAGCATCAAAATTTCTGTATACAAATGCTCCTACTTCTAACCATTCTTCTTCTTTTACAGAAATAGTCTGACTAACTTTATGTTCAGTAAATGCTTCTGTGTAAACTGAATGTAAAACTAGTTGATCTATGGCAGATAAATCATCTCTGTATATAGCATCTTTAGGAGACTCCATAGGAAAAGAAAATACTACTCCTGTTTCTGGTTTAACTACATCATCTTCCACAGGAACGCCTTGTTCTATCATAAGTTTAGTCATAGGATCTTTCTTATCTCCTCTAACTGTTCGTATATAATAAGGATTGTGTCTTGTATGTATTCCAGAAGCAGAATCTACTAACTGGCTAACTGTTCCTGAAGGTTTAATTGCAGTAATAGCTGAAGAAGGATTAATACCTATCTGACCCGACATCCATTTATTTTGTCCTACCGCTTTTTCTTTAAGAAGTTCCAACTGTTCAGATAACTCATCTATCTCTGTAGGAGACACAAGGTTATGTCCATTAGTTAAAGCATTATCCATAATTCCAGTAAGACTAACTCCCAACAATCTCTCTTCTTCACAGTTTGTTTTCCACTTATTTGAAATATACCTGAAGTTTGTTAAAGTACTCTGCCAAGTTCCAAGAACAGTCGCTAACTTAACTTTTCTTTGGATGTCTCCCCATCCATCATTACTCCGTACTACTGCTTCCGTAAGATTACAGAACTCTCTAGGTCTAAGTATTATTTCAGAACAGGGATTAGTTCCAAAGTCATGGTTTTGTTCTCTCCGTTTACCTAATCTTTCTGTATGTTTACGAGCATTAAAAGAGGAGAAAATCCCACGTTCCCCACTCTTGGACATATAAAGACTTCTCCATTCTTTCAGAAAGGTTCCTAAGTCTGGTTTTGAATGGTAGTTGGCTGAATTATTTGCAAGGTATCTCTGAGCATTTTCATATCCAAACTCTCCTGTCTTACAGGTTCGTAACTCATCATCACCAAGATCTGAAAGAGATAACAACGCACTCCTTCTTACTCCTCCTACTACAATACATTCTGCAATTTTACAGACTATATCATGACACTCTAAGGGACGTAACCTCCTGCCTGTGGCTCCTTTAAATTTTTCTACAGTAAATTGAAACAAAGCTTCTAATGGCTCAGGTCCGCTTGCTCTTCCTCCGAATGTTTTTAGTACTGAACCTGCAGGTCTAACTGCAGACATATCCCAACTGGGAATCAAGCCAGTACAGAGAAGTGAAAGTAGTTCCCTAAAAGCCTTTGCCCATCCTAACTTAGAGTCTCTAACTTTTATGACTGTATCAGTAGGATACAATACTTCAGGAATAGAAGGTAACTTATGAATATGTTTAGTCTCCACAGAAAATCCCACTCCTGTTCCATTCATTAAGACATATAATATTTCATCAAAAGATTTCATACTATCTACTGGAGTATAGGCACAGTTATATCCAGCGATATTCTCTTTCTTTAGGGCTGGTCCTGCTGTCATTAAGCACCTCATTGAGGGCATAACCTCCAAATTTAATACTGCTTCTTCCAATTCCATCCTGAGCTTCTTAGGAATTTCATAAGAAAAATTCTCCTGTAAATGTTCTTCAAAGAATTTAAAATATCGACTAACAGTTTCCTTCCATGTCTCTCTTCTCCCCTTTTCAGGAACCCATCTGGAATATTTACTCAAATGTATATACTCTTGGTACTGGCTCGGTAATTTATTCATTTTTTATCCTCTCTCTTTCTATAAGTTTTTCAATATAAGTTCTGGCTTTTAGTAAATCATTTACTCCTCCTTTATGAGGGTATCTTGAAACATATTTGATTATGTTCCCTTCCAAGAAATCCAACTCATTTGCAATAATATATTCTAAGGGTTGGATTCCAAATCCTACTTTATCGTAGTGTTTGGGATTAGTTACTTCCTCCTTTTCTAATCTCCCTATGTTCTCCTGATTATCTGTGACATTAATATAGCCCTGTGTTTGTGCATCCCATTGTTGACAGGGCTTGGAAGATCTCAGAATATTTTTAATGTTATCCTGATTATCTCTTCCAAACCCTTCTTGAGAACTATGCCTATTGTCTAAGGGATGGTTTAAACTATTATCAACATATTCTCTCCATTGTTCCTTCTGTTTCTGAGATCTCTTTCTTTCTATCTCATCCATATCGTAGTTGCTCAAGGTGTTCTCCATAGGTTAGGTTCATGAATCAGTTTGGGTCTTTCCAAAGTTTTACTTTTTTGGTTTTTATATCATATTCACACTTGCGAAGTATCCTTGCCATACGAGCATTCATAATTGCATCGTCTTCTGTCAGTCC